GGTCTATTCGCGCCGCCGTGTTTTGCTAGTGATAGCGCCCACAAATCACATTTCGCCATTTAATAGATGGAAGCTATGACAACCGCCAAAGTGAAGCCAGACGAGCTAGATCAGATTACCTATACAGTGAGCGCCCTCGCGAGGCTCTTGATGATCAGCGAGAGGCGGGTTCAGCAGCTCACAAAGGAAGGCGTGATTCCGAAAGAAGGACAGGGGAAGTACCACCTAGTCCCATCGGTTCACGGATACCTCAAGCTCTTACAGCAAAGAGCAGCGGGAGCCAGTCAGCCCAGCGACTACCACACAGAGAAGGCGCGGCTGGTGAAGCTCCAAGCAGATAAGGCGCAGATCGACCTCGATATCCTGGAGGAGAAACTGATCTTCGCCGCAGACGTTCAAAAGGCGTGGGAAAACGTGCTGATGGCCTTCAAGTCCAAATTGATGGCGATCCCAACTAAGGCGGCTCCAGTGATAGCGGCAGAGAGTCAGCCGGGACAGATTCAGCAGATTTTGGACGACCTCGTTCGGGAGACTTTGGCGGAACTAGCAAACTATGACCCAGAAATTGACCCCACAGCAGCGACTAGCATCGGCCCTGAAGGAGTCGATTAGCGTCCTCGCTCCACCTCCTCGCCTAACCGTAAGCGATTGGGCGGATGAACATCGCCGGTTAGATTCTCAAAGCAGCGCGGAGCCTGGGCGATGGTATACCTCCAGAGCAGAGTACCAGCGAGGGATCATGGACGCCTGCTCCGATCCCACCATCTCCGAGGTGGTGGTCATGGCTGGCGCTCAGCTAGGAAAGACGGAGACGCTGCTGAATGTCATTGGCTACCACATCCACCACAGCCCCTGTCCGATCCTCTACCTCATGCCCACGGTGGAGATGGCTCAGTCGTTCTCGAAGGACCGTCTGACAGCGGGACTCCTTCGATCAACCCCCTCCCTTAGGGATAAGGTCAGAGATCCGCGTTCAAGGGACTCCGGGAATACCACTCAGCACAAGGTCTTCCCTGGGGGTGCCATCTCTCTAACAGGGAGCAACGCGCCATCCACGCTTAGCTCCAGACCCATCCGCCTGGTGTGCTGTGATGAGATCGACAGATATCCCCCGTCCAGTGGGACGGAGGGCGATCCCATTGCTCTCGCTAAGAAGAGATCCGCCACCTATTGGAACCGGAAGCTGATCCTCACCTCGACTCCCACGACGAAGGGAGCGAGTCGGATTGAGATGGCTTATGAGGAATCCGATCAACGCCAGTATCACGTTCCCTGTAAGCACTGCGAGGAATCGCAAGTCCTGAGATGGGCTCAGGTGAAGTGGGAATCCGATCAGCCGGAAACTGCTGCCTACGTCTGCGAACACTGTGGCGTCTTATGGAGCGAGTCGGATCGCCTATGGTCCGTGAGGAATGGACAGTGGATCGCTCAGAAACCAACGAATGGCGTGGCTGGATTCCACATCTCCGCGCTCTATTCCCCCTGGGCGACCCTTAGGGAGATCGTCCAGGACTTCATTCGGGTCCATAAGAATCCCGAACAGCTCAGGGTTTTCGTTAATACGACTCTCGCTGAACCTTATGAGGAGCAAGGGGAAGCCGTCGATGCCTTCTTCCTGAGTCAAAGAACGGAGGATCTGACCCCGATCCCGGACGATATTCTGCTCATTGTTAAGGGGGCGGACGTTCAGGATTCGCGAGTCGAGGTGACAACGCTCGGAATCGCCAGAGATGATGAGGCATTTGTTCTTGAACATCAGACGTACTACGGAGACCCCTCCACTCCGCAACTTTGGGGCGCTGTAGAGAGCGATCTCTTCAAGACCTACACCACGGAGTCCGGGAGAGAGATGAGGGCCAGAGCGACCTGTGTGGACTCTGGGGGTCACTTTACAAATTCGGTCTATCAGTTCTGCAAGAAGCACTATGGGAATCGCGTCTTTGCCATAAAGGGGCGCGGCGGAGAAGGGGTGCCGATAGCGGGACGACCATCGAAGAATAACGTCGCTAAATGCCCCTTATTCCCTATTGGCGTGGATACGGTGAAGCACCTCCTATTTGCGAGATTTCAGATAACGGACCCCGGTCCTGGCTATCTGCACTTTTCCGACACATTAGACGATGAATATTTCCGCCAATTAACGGCAGAACGGATCGTGACCAGATTCCACAAGGGGTTCAAACGGAGGTCGTTTGAGAAGATCAGGCCCCGGAATGAAGCCCTCGACTGTCTAGTGTACGCCCTGGCTGCATATGGTATTCTCAATGTCAATATAAATACGCTGGCGGATCGTGCGGTCTCAAAACCTGAGGAGCCGAAAGTGGAACAGCGTACACCTCGCCCATTGATCAACCGCCCGCGTGGCGGGTTTGTGAATTCATGGCGGTAGAATATGGCTAATCTGTTCGATCCTAACCAAGCTCCCGAAGGCGAACCCACAGAGATCGTCGTCGGGGATTACATTCAGTGGAAGCGGAGTGATCTGGTAACTGATTACCCCCTGGCTGAATACTCCGCCGAATACGTTGCTCGGATTACCGGAGGCGGGGCGAACGAGATCAAGCTCCCCGCAACTGAATCTGGTGGCACCTATCTCTTCACCGTTGATTCTGCGACCAGCGCCGACTTCGCGCCTGGTCTATATCACTGGCAATTAGAGATCACGCAAACCTCTTCCGCGAATCGCGTCGTCGTCGATATCGGGGACTTCACCGCCATCCCGGACATGGATTCGAATCAAGCTGATCCCCGAATTCACGCGGAGATCATGGTCGCCAAGATCCAGACCATCCTCGAAGGAAAGGCGGATTCGGACGTTTCAAGCTATAGCATCGCCGGTCGAAGCCTGACAAAGATGAGCTTCCAGGAACTAGTCGATGCTCGCGACTACTACAAGCGCGAAGTCATAGCCCATAACAACGCTGAACTGGTGAAGCGTGGGAAGAAGAATGGCGCAACCGTACAGGTGAGGTTCTAATTATGGGCATCTTCGACCAGCTCTTTCGAAAGCCCAAGAATCAAAAACCGACGATGATGAAGCGTCAGTTTGCGGCAGCGAACGCTGGTCGCCTCTTCTCTGATTTCCCTGGTTCTGATCGGTCTGCTGACTCAGAGCTCCGTCCGATCATCACGCGGATGCGGAGCCGATCACGGGATCTCGCTCGCAATAACGAGTACGCGAAACGCTACCTCAACTTAATGAAGATCAACGTGGTGGGAGAGCGTGGCTTTACCCTTCAGGTGAAGCATACGGACCCCCGTGGCCGTCTTGATCAGGAAGGCAATCAAGCCGCAGAGAGCGCCTTTAAGGCGTGGGGTCGGATGGGTCGCTGTACCGTTGACGGGAAGATGAGCTGGCTCGATGTGCAGAAGCTCGCCATCGAAAGCCTCGCCCGTGACGGTGAGGTCTTGATCATTAAGCACCGTGGGAATTCCTTCCACGATTCCTTCGCTCTGGAGTTCATCGAACCCGATCAACTCGACGAAGAGAAGAACGAGAAACTCCCTGGCGGGAATGAAATTCGCATGGGTGTAGAGCTTGATAAGTTCAAGCGTCCAGTGGCCTATCACCTCAAGACCTATCATCCGGGGGATTACGATTACACCGCTTTCCGAATGAGCCAGCAGCACCGTCGCGTTCCTGCTGATCGCGTCATTCACGCATTCATTCAGTTACGCGCAGGACAGACTCGCGGAGAGCCCTGGCTTGCTGCCGCGATTCCTGCTCTGAAGCAGCTCCACGCCTTCCGGGAAGCCGCTGTGATCAACGCGAGGATCGGCGCCTCGAAGATGGGCTTCATCACCACCCCCGCCGGGGATGGCTTTATGCCTGATGATATCGTGGACAATGTGCCGACCATCGATGCGGAGCCTGGGACTTTCCACGTTCTGAGTCAGGGGCAGACGATTGAGAAGTTCGATACCCAATTCCCAAGCAATGAATTCGCAGATTTCCACAAAGGGGTTCTGAAGGGGATCGCCTCTGGCCTGGGAGTTTCCTACACCAGCTTGGCGAACGACCTCGAAGCCACCTCCTATTCTTCGATCCGCCAAGGAGCCTTAGAGGATCGGGATCAGTACAAGGTGATCCAGAAGTTCATGCTGGACCACATCGTTCTCCCGATTTATGAGGCATGGCTTGGGTCAGCGATGGAGATCAACTCCTTCGGAGTCCCGGTTCGCCAATTTGATCGCTTCTTTGATGCGTCCGAATTCAGAGCCCGTGGCTGGTCCTGGGTCGATCCGCAGAAAGAGATGAGCGCGGCAGTCATGGGAATGAAGGCTGGAATCCTCTCTCTCCAGGATGTGGCCGCTCAGTATGGGAAGGATGTGGAAGAACTGCTGTCTCAGATTCAACGCGACAAAGCTCTCATGGCAGAGTTTGGCGTGAAGTACGCCCTCGAACCCTACAACGCCCAGCAGATGCCCGTTCAACCGGAGATCGACGATGGCGACCTATAAGGGAGTCGAGATCGACACTTCCCCCACGGAGGGGATGGTCGAAGAGGCTCAAAAGGGCCTCGACTGGCGCGAAGAGTTTGGGCGCGGCGGCACTGAGGTCGGCGTGGCTCGCGCTCGCGACATTGTGAATCGTCGGAATCTTTCGATTGATACCGTGAAGCGGATGGCGTCTTACTTCGCACGGCATGAAGTGGACAAAGGTGCCGAAGGCTTCCGACCTGGCGAAGAGGGCTATCCCTCGGCTGGGAGAATAGCGTGGGCGCTTTGGGGTGGTTCACCAGCACAGACTTGGGCGAATGCGATCATGGATCGAATCGATAACATCGACGAAGAGGATCGCAGCCTCGAAGAACGGCCCTATCCCAACGAACACGCAGCCCGGATTACTGATCCCGATCAATACCAGGGGTTCCGTCGCATGAACGATGAACTGGGCGATGGAATTGATATAATTCTGGGAGTCAAAGACGGAGAGTCTGAGATTCAAGCTATTCGCTTCGACGCTGAGAAGTTCACGGCAGATGAAGCTAGGCAGTGGCTAGAGGATAACGGTTACGAGCCGATCCTCTTTGAGCCAGCAACGGAGGAACGAGCTATGGAGCCCGTCGATCAAGTGGAAGAAATCCAGGCAGAGACGGTCGAGGCCGAAGCCGTTCAGCCTGAGATTGAAGAGACCGAAGAGCGGAAGGCGAACGTCGAAGTCGTTCATCGCGCCCAGGACATGGAAGCGCGAGCGATTGACGAAGATTCTCGCCGCATTCGGATGAGCATCAGCTCTGAATTCCCGGTGGAGCGTAGCTTCGGGATGGAAGTCCTAGAGCATAGTGCAGACGCCATCGATCTGAGCTTCATCAATTCTGGGCGAGCTCCTCTCCTGCTCGACCATGATGCTGAGAAGCAGATCGGGGTTATCGAATCAGTCGAACTCGACTCGGAGGCACGGCGACTCCGTGCTGTAGCTCGCCTTGGAAAGGGCGCGCTCGCTCGGGAAGCGTTCGACGATATCGTTGATGGAATCAAATCGAATATTTCGATTGGGTATGCCATCAACAAAATGGAGCGAAAGGACGGGGAGACTTACGTCGCCAAGTCCTGGAAGCCCTTAGAGGCATCGCTTGTTTCTCTCCCGGCTGATCAGAGTGAAATCGGCATCGGTCGGAGCGGGCAAGTTCCTCACATCACCGTAACGTCTAACGATCAGGAGGGTCATCAAATGACCGATCAAATCGATGTGGCGGCAATCGAGGCGCAAGCCCGCAAAGCCGCAGAGAAGAACGCTGCTCAGATCGTTGAGCTGGGTCAGCGTCACAACCAAGGCGGAATGGCGCAGGAAGCCATCGCCAAGGGTCAGAGCGTGGAAGAGTTCCGCAGCGCGCTTCTTGAGAAGATTGGTTCGGACAAAGCCCTGGATAACCAGGAAATCGGTCTGACCAAAAAAGAGCGTCAGCGGTACAGCCTGCTCAACGCTGTGCGCTACATGGCAAACCCCACGGATCGCAAAGCTCGCGAGGCTGCGGCCTTCGAACTTGAGTGTTCCGAAGCTGCCCAGCGCGCATTCAATCAGTCCGCTCGCGGCATCCTGCTTCCCGCAGAGGTGATGCGGAACTGGAAGCGTGACCTCAACAGCACGGACGACGCTGCTCTCTTCACGGATGACTTCCGTGGCGGTGATTTCATTGAATCACTCGTCAACGCATCGTCCGTCATGGCTGCAGGTGCGACCGTTCTCCAAGGTCTCTCTGGCGATGTGAAGATCCCGCGCAAGACCGGCACCGCTTCGGCTGGCTGGGTCGCAGAAAGCACGAACGTCTCCGAAAGCGAGATGACCGTGGGCTCCGTGACCATGACCCCGAAAACGGTCGGTGTGCATACGGACATTTCTCGCCAACTGCTCCTCCAGACCGCCGCGTCTCTGGATGTGGAAGCTCTGGTTCGCGCTGATCTCAGCCGTGCCATTGCTCTCGCCATCGACCTGGGTGGCCTGGAAGGTTCCGGTTCTTCCGGTCAGCCGACCGGCATCCTGAACACCAGCGGGATCAACACCGTGACGAACTTCGCGGCTGCTAATCCGACCTGGGCAGAGACGGTAACTCTTGAGACGGCCCTGGCAGAGGACAATAGTCTGATGGGCAACCTCGCTTACATCCTGCCTGCTGCGATGTACGGGGCTCTCAAGACGACCCTGAAGGACAGCGGTTCCGGTCAGTACGTTGTGGAACCTGGCGGCACGATCAATGGTTATCGCGCCATCGTTTCCAATCAAGCAACGGCTGGGAATATGTACTTCGGCAACTTTGCCGATCTCCTGATGGGCTTCTTCGGTGGCCTCGATATCTACCTGGATGAGTCGGCTCTGGCTCTGCAAGGTGGTTTACGAATCATCGCCCTTCAGTCGATGGACATTGCGGTCCGTCACGCGGTCTCGTTTGCCGTGGGCTCGGACGGGGTCTAAACCCTAACGGTGACGGCCCCCTTCGGGGGGCCTGATCCTTCGGAGAAGTGATGCGGTATAAGATATTGAAAGGATGTGTCGCTGGCGGTCGGGCTCGCCGTTTTGGGTCGATTGTCGAACTGAATGATGAAGAAGGTCGGAACCTGATGCTGATGGGTCGGGTGGCTCCTTACGATGAGCCCAAAGAGCCAGAGAATCGCAGCATCGGATTGGATGAAGAGAGCAAACCCCGACGAAGGGGTCGGCCTCGAAAGACTGAGGATTAAGAATGCCAGTCGAAACCGCAGATGATCGCGCCCTCTTGCTTGCTGACTTTGGCGTGAGCGCGACCTTCACTCCCTCTGGGGGTGTGGGATCTGCTGTGACTGGGATTCTGGATAACGATTACGAGGCGGTCGATGCGGGAGGCTCTGTGAGCTTCGCTGTGACTCGCCCTCGGTTTGTGTGTCGGACTGCTGATATTCCCGCAGCAGCGGAAGGGGACACACTGACGATCTCTGGGGTCGCTTATGTGATCCGGGTGGTTATGCCTGACGGAACCGGGATGACCGAACTGATGCTGGAGAAGCCCTGATGGCTCACGTTCGGAAGCTGATTCGGGACAACGTAGAGACGACGCTGACGGGTCTCGCCACTACGGGCTCGAACGTCTATCAGACTCGGGTCTACCCCTTAGCGGAGAACAAGCTCCCTGGGATTGCGATCTTCACTAAGACTGAAGATACCGAATACGGGACGATCAACCCCCCAAGGACTCAGATTCGAACGCTGGTGGTCGCCGTTGAGATCTATGTGAAGGCGATCACGAACTTCGACGATACGCTGGACGCGATCAGCGTGGAAGTCGAAGAGGCGCTTTATACTGATCGGACCCGTGGAGGTTACGCAAAGGATACTCGGATCACTTCCTTTGACGCGGACTTTTCAGGGGACGGAGATCAGCCCGTGGCTCGGGCGACCTTAGATGTAGAGGTCGAATACGTCACTCTGGAAAATGACATGGAGACTGCGGCATGAGTGGTCTGGTGCAGATTGAAAAGGACGGGCATATCATGTTCGTCACGGAGCATAAGTTTAATTTTCTCAAGCCTCGGGGCTGGAAGCTGGCGAAGAAGTCCAAGGCAGCGCCCAAAACTGAGCCTGAGAGTGTCGAAGCGCCCAGTCCTGAGGAGGATGAATAATGGCGACTGTTACCGGCTCCAACGGGAGCATCAAGGTGGCGACCAGTGGCGGATCAGTCGCTGCGGTCGCTGAAGTTCGTTCTTTCACGCTGGCCCGTGCGGCTGACGCGATTGAAGATACCGTGATGGGTGATACTCATCGCACCTATGCCCAGGGTCAGGGTAGCGCAACGCTCAGCGTTGATTGCTACTGGGATTCCTCGGATTCGACTGGGCAGCTCGTTCTCGATGAGCGCGCTTCAATCGACTTCGAACTCTATCCCGAAGGCACTGGTTCTGGCTCTGTGTACTACAGCGGCTCCGGGATCGTGACGGCTTCTGATATCACTGCCTCTTTCGATGGCATGGTGGAAGCCACCTTCTCTGTCCAGGTAAGCGGATCGCTGACTGAATCCACGGTGGCCTAAGATGGGAGTGGCGAGGGAACTTAGGGCACGGCGGACAGTAAACCGGCGGGAGATTTCCGTCGAAGCGTGGGCTGATAAGGACGGCATCCCATTCAAAATGTGGTGTCGTCCTTTGACCTGCTATGACCTCGATCAACTCCAGAAGAAGCATCCGAAGTTTCTGGAGACGATGAGCATCGCAGGCATGGTCGATCTCATCCTAATGAAGGCAGAGGATGAGTCCGGGGACCGAATCTTTAACTCCGCAGAAGATCGTCTTGATCTGATGGGAGAGGAAACGACTGTGATCAGCGGAATCGCTGAACAGATGTTCGCAGATGTGCAATCAATGGAGGTCGCTGAAAAAAACTCCTAAGCGATCCCTGGAGAATGAACGTCATAGCTCTGGCGGATCGATTGCACAAAACGATATCAGAGATCGAAGAGATCTCGGTGAGTGAACTGAACGAGTGGTTCGCTTACTTCAAAATCCAGGCAGAGAACGATGGCAAAAAGACCTGATGTTTCGGTAACTATCACCGCCGTCGATAAGACGCGGCAGGCTTTTAATAGTGTGTCGCGGGGCCTGAGTGGAGTCTCGAAGTCCCTTCTCAACGTAAAGACCGCCATCGGCGCTGCTTTGGGTGCTGGTGGTCTAGGTCTTATGGTCAAAGCCTCCCTGGAGGCTACTGATGCGCTCGCTAAGACTGCGCGGCGCATTGGGGTAACAACGCAAGAACTCCAGAAACTTCATCACGCAGCAGCCATCACTGGGGTCGAAACCGCGACCATGAATATGGCTCTCCAGCGTTTCATCCGCCGAACTGCCGAAGCGGCTCGGGGAACGGGTGAGGCGAAGGATGCGCTCCGGGAGCTGGGTCTTAACGCCTCTCAACTGACGAAGCTCCCCCTCGAACAGCAGATGCTCGCCCTTGCTGACGCCTTTGAAGGGGCTGGGACTGATGCGGATCGCGTCCGCTTGGCGATGAAGCTCTTCGATTCTGAGGGTGTGGCGCTCGTTCAAACCCTGAAGGAAGGACGCTCTGGCCTCCAGGGGATGTTCCAGGAAGCCGAAACCCTAGGGATGGTACTGAGTACCGGGGCGGTCAAAGGGGTCGAAGATACGAACGACGCCATCGCTCGCCTGAATGGAGTCATGCGTGGCCTTAGGGATCAGGTGGTCGCAAAGCTCGCGCCTGGTATCGAAGCCCTGACGACTCACTTCACAAACCTTATCGTGGAGCAAGCGAGCCTGAAGGGTGGCTTTGAAGCCCTAGCGAAAGCAATCGCCGTGGACATGATTCGCGCCCTTAGGGCTGCAACTATCGCTGGCGCTCAACTGTTCAACTTCTTCATCGGCTCGATCAATGCGCTGAACACTGCCTGGGCTACCTTCCGAAATACCTTCACCTTTGATGAGGCATCGGGAGCGGCGACGAAGGTCGGCAATCTGAAGGCTAGGATCGCTGAACTCCAGGAGGAATTAGCGAAGCCCCAGGATGAGCGCGGATTCTTCGGGATCATGGGTCGCTCAGACGAAGCGATCCAGGAGGAGATCGACAACCTCAATGAGGGGGTGGCTCAGTACGAAGCAGCAGCAGCGAAGTTCGAAGCGCCTGTTCAAATCCCTCCGATTCCTATCGATGGGATCACCGCAGCATTCGATGCGCTTGAGTCCGGCTTAACTTCGACTCGGGAAGGCATTGCAGAAACCGCTGAAGAAATCGTGGTGGCGATTGGCGGAACGCCTACCCTATTCGATCAGATGCGCGAAGCAGCAGGCGCAGCCTTCCAGGGGATTTCGGAGGGCCTACAAAGCACTGGACAGCGTTTTGAGAGCCTGAAAAAAGACTTTGAGGACTTAGGCAATCGGGCGATGGATAGCCTCACAGACGGCTTGGCGGCGGCTGTAGAGGGGACGAAGGGTCTGAAAGACGCCTTCGGTGATATGGCTCGCGGTATCATCCAAGACCTTACGAAGATGCTGATCAAGTATTACCTGATCCAGCCCCTCTTTAATGCGATCACCGGGGCCTTCCCTTCTCCCGCTGGCGCTGCATCTCCTGCTCCTGGTAAAGCCATCGGCGGATCTGTACAGGGTGGCAAAGCCTACATGGTCGGGGAGCGTGGACCGGAGATGTTCGTTCCTGCTCGCACGGGCTCAATCATCTCGAACGACGATATGAACGGCGGGAAGGTGGTGGTTCAACAGACGATCAACGTCACCACTGGGATTCAACAGACGGTGAGGGCGGAGATCGCGAATCTCATGCCGCAGATTCAGGCAGCAGCGAAGTCGGCAGTCGCCGAAGCGCGGATGCGCGGCGGGGCTTACTCTCGGGCAATGGTGGGCGCATAAATGGCAGCGGACTTCTCATTCCCCAGTGTGGGGATTCAATCGATGACCATGAGACTGCGCTCTGCTACGGCGATGAGCTCCAGTCCCTTCACCTTTGATCAACAGGTTTATGAGCATCCGGGGGTTCGGTGGGAAGCGGAGATCAAGCTCCCTCCCCTGGCTCGGAGTGATGCCAAGGCTGTGGAAGCCTTCCTGGCTGGTTTAAGAGGGATGAGCAAGACCTTCTCGATGGGGAATCCTCTCCACACCACAACGGCGACTGGAAGCATCTCGGCTATTACAGCGAACACAACCAGCGCCACGGGTACTTTCTCCGGGGTTACGGCGGGGGATTATTTCTCTCTGGGAGATCACCTCTACATCGTGACGGAAGCAACGAGCGGAACGGCGATCCAGATCATGCCGCCAGCACGGCAAACCGTCACCTCTAGCACGGCGCTCGACTTCACCTTACCTAAGGGAATCTGGCGTCTCGCCTCCAATGAGATCGATTGGGACATTGATCAAGCCTCGTTCTATGGCTTCAGTTTCGCTTGCGTGGAGGCCCTATGAGTCGAGTCCTTTCCAGTGAGATGCAGACCGTTTCGACTGCGGACCTGGTGCGCCCGATTGTTTTCGTGGAAGCCGCCTTTGATTCCGGGAACGTCAATCTCTGGAATGGCATTGGGGATCTCACCTATAACTCCGTGACCTATATTGGAGCCGGGAATCTCCTAGGCATTAGTGCCATCGAAGAGTCTAGCGATCTAGTCGCGAATGGGGCGAAGGTGGTTCTCTCTGGAATTGGCGAACCTTTGATATCGAAGGCGCGGGATGAGGATTACCAGGGGCGGACTCTGGATATCTATCTCGGAGCGATGGATGAAAACGGGGACGTTATCAGCTCTCCCGTAAAGGTCTTTTCTGGCTTCATGGATGTGATGGTCGTCTCTGATTCTGGCGAGACGGGGGAGATCGCGATCTCTGTGGAGAACCGGCTGATCGAATTTGAAAGAACCGCCATTCGAAGGAATACGGCGGAGGATCAGAAGATCGACTATCCCACGGATAAGGGCTTTGAGTTCGTCGCCTCCATCCAGGAAAAGGATATCGTCTGGGGTCGCACTGTCTCTAGGGGACGCACCGGGGGCGGTAATGTAGACGGGGAAGGGGTTTCTCTCGACATACAAATAAGGTGATGGGATGGTCACTGTTCAGCATGAAGCGTTTGAAAGCATAAAGGATGAGATCAAAGAGCTCCTGGAAGATCATTGGCAGGAGATCGCCCTCTATCAGGACCACATCAAGCTCAATCCGAATTGGAAGGAATACGCTCGCCTCTCTGCCTCTGGCGCTCTTCGGATCTTCACTGTTAGAGACGATGGGAAGATGGTCGGCTATTTCGTCCTGGTCGTCTCTCAGTCTCTTCACTATTCGGATCACCTCTTCGCCACGAATGATGTGATCTATATCAAGCCGGAATTTCGTAAAGGTACCGCAGGCTGGCAATTGATAAAATTCGCTGAAGCTAATTTGAAGGCGGAAGGCGTCACTCTGATGACGGTGAACACAAAAGTTCACGCGCCTTTCGACCCTCTCATGGAGCGCCTGGAGTTCGATTACATCGAACGGCTCTATGCGAAACTTTTAAGGAGCTAGAGAATGGCCGTCGCCGTTGTCGCAGGTATCGCCGCAGTCGGTGGCGCAGCAGTTTCGGCAGTCGTCGCTGGGACTGCACTCACCTTCGGCGCGGCTGCTGCTGCCTTTGCGATTGGGGCTGGTCTCAGTGTGGTCAGTCGAGCCCTCGCTCCGAAGCCTAAATTAAACACCGGAGCATCCTTAGCGGGATTAACGGCGACAGTTCGAGAACCCGCGACCTCAAAGAAGATTGTTTATGGGCGATCTCGGATTGGTGGAACGGTGGTCTACATCACCACCTCTGGGGCGGATAACAAATACCTTCATATGGTCATCGCAATGGCGGGCCATGAGATCGACGCCTTCGAGTCCGTCTATTTCAATGATGAAAAGGTCTGGCAAGGCACCTACCAAAGTGGGTGGGGTTCATATGCTCGGATCAAGTTCTATAAAGGCGACCAGACCACAGCGGATTCCGATCTGGTCTCTGAGAGCGCAGCCTGGACGAATGATCACATCCTTCGGGATACCGCCTATCTTTACGTCCGCCTGGAATATGATCCCGATCAGTTCCCGAATGGCATCCCAAACGTCTCCGCGATTGTTCGGGGAAAGAAGATTTACGACCCCCGCCAGGACTCCACCAGTTCCCATTACGATGCGAGCGTGGGGGTCGATACCCATCGGGTCAATGACTCCTCAACCTGGACCTGGAGCCAGAACCCCGCTCTAGCAGTCCGGGATTATCTGGTCGATTCCAAATATGGCCTTGGGGAAGATGCGGCTCTGATCAATTCCTCCGCTCTGGTAACGGCTGCGGATTATTGCGATATCGATCTCGATTCGAATGCCGATCCGATCCCCCAGCTTCAGATCAACGGGATCGTGGATACCGCGAATTCCAGGAAAGAGAACATCGATTCGATGCTCTCTGCGATGGGCGGGATGCTGGTCTATTCCGGGGGATCTTACTTCATCCGCGCCGCGCAATATGTGAGCCCGACGATCACCATCGATGAATCGGTGATGGTGGGCCAGATTCAAGTTCAAACGCGCCAATCCCGTCGCAGCCAGTACAACGGGGTCAAAGGGATCTTTCTCTCCAAGGAGAAGAATTACACCGTCGCGGATTACCCCGCTCAGATCTCCTCGACCTATGCCACGGAGGACGGCGATCCCATTTATCTGGATATGCCGCTTCCGTTCGTTACGGATAACGAGCAGGCACAGCGTCTAGCAAAGGTTGCTCTTTTGAAGAGCCGCCAGCAGACCGTGATCACTGTCCCGGTAAACCTCGCTGGCCTGAAGTTCAAAGCTGGGGATGTGATCCAGATTACGAACGACCGCATGGGTTACGATCAAAAGCCCTTCGAAGTGGTGGATTACGCCATCGCCATCGAGCCCTCTGGCGGGATTCGCGTTGACCTTCGATGCATTGAAACCGCCTCTTCCATTTACAACTGGCTCTCCGATGATGCGGAAGATTTCCTCTCGGGCGGGGAAGTCACTCTCTATGATGGGAAAACGACTCAGCCCCCGACGAGCCTCACCGCCACGGAAGGATCGCGGATCGATAGCGATGGAACTTTAATTCCCACGATTGATGTTTCCTGGACCGCTGCGAGTGATGCGTTCGTCGATCACTATGAAGTGGAGTGGAAGAAGCAGGCGGACAGCGTATACAAAACAATCAACACGGTCGGAACGGAATATGAGATTCCGGTCCCTCAGGTGGGCTTCACCTTTGATGTAAGGGTGAGGGCGGTCAACGCTTTAGGGGTTCGGAGTTCTTATGCAAGCACAACGGTCGTCCTGGGCGGTGACACCACAGCGCCTGGTGTCCCCACATCTCCCACTGTTTCAGCGGATAATCACTTTATCCACATCGCCTGGACGAACCCATCCGATTCGGACTTTCTCCATGTAGAAATCAAGAGCGCGGCCACGAACGTCGAAGGTTCTGCATCAGTCATTGCGACTGTGGATGCGGAAGCCTATGTGGATGGTCCCTTCTCCGTTGGAACGACTCGATACTACTGGCTCCGTTCATTAGACCGCTCCGGGAATGCGAGTGCATGGGTTTCTGCTGGCGGAGATACGACGGTCGTCTTAGAGACTGTTGACCTCACGACTGAGGTTCATAATTCCGTTCTCGCTCAAGAGATCCTCAACGTCGAACTGGAAGGGGAAACAATCCTCAACCTAGAGACGGGGCTCGAAGTCGATATCCAGAACCTGGGCGACGTTGCGATCTTTGTCAATGAAAGCAACACGACGCTGCGCGGAGAGCTTAATGACTTAGAGGGCTCAGTACAGAATTTGCAGGGACTTCTCAGCGATGTGACCGCAGGCGTTGCTGACGTATACCTGCAAGACAGCGCTCCGGTCGCAGGCGTCGGCGGCATCCCTGACCCAATCCCTGATGGCTCGCGCTGGTACGACACGGACGACAACAACGCGCCCTATTACTGGAACGGGACGGCGTGGGTCTCTCTCCTAGATCCCCGAATCGGCCAAAACGCATCCTCCATCACTGCTCTCCAGGCGCGGATGACGACTGCGGAAGGAGATATCGATACTAACACCGCAGATATCTCGACGAATGCCAGCGCAATCACCGCAAACGCCTCGGCGATCTCCACCCTGGACACGACCGTAACGAATCAGGGAAATAGCATCACGGCGATCAGCGCAGACATTACGGATCTTGAGACGGCGCTGGAAGATGAAGGCGGGAACTTCTCGACGACCTCTAACGCGATCACTGTGCTTCAGTCTCGGGTAACTCAAACTGAGACAGATATCACCTCCAACGCCACAGATATCACGACGCTTCAATCCAGTCTGGCCTCGGCGCAGACTGATATCACAACGAATGCGACCGCGATCACTGCGCTAGATACTCGCGTCACTAGCAATGAAACCTCGATAACCAGTCAGGCGTCGGACATAACTAGCCTTCAGTCCGATTTAACCACTGCCCAAAGTGATATCACCACAAACGCGACGGCGCTCACCGCTCTCACGACGCGGGTGACGAGTACCGAAAGCTCAATCAGCGTAAACACCAGCGATATTTCTACTCTCTCCAGCGATCTCACAACTGCTCAGGCGGATATCGTTACTAATGCTGGGGCGATCACTACTGCTCAAACCGATATCTCCGCCAATGCGACCGCGATTTCCGGGCTGGATACGCGAGTCACAACGGTAGAGGGGCAGGTAACAAGTGAAGCTCAATCGACCACGATTCTCACCACTCGCCTCGACTTCTTAACGAAAGTCGAAGATGAGGCTGATGCCGATCCTCTTGAACTGGAGACCACTGGAGAGCTCGACCTAGAAACCCTGGACGATTTAACTGCTGGCACCAGCACGGCGATTCAGTCTCTTGATTCCCGGACCACCGTGGCGGAAGGAGAACTGACGACGCAGGCGAGCGCGATCACTGATCTTAAATCGACGGTCAACGATCCGACCACTGGCGTGGCCGCGAATGCCTCTGGGCTCTCCTCGCTGACGACGCGGGTTACATCTAACGAGAACAGCATCACTTCTATCGCCTCAGATGTGACTTCGCTTCAAGCGGATCTGACGACCGCAGAAGGAGATATCACTACCAACGCCAGCGCCATTAGTTCTCTAGGAGCACGGGTCACCACGGCAGAGGGGAGCATCAGCTCTAATGCCTCTGACATCACGACCCTTGAATCGTCCTTGACGACGGCAGAAAGCAATATCGCAGCGAACGCTTCTGGCCTCTCTTCCCTTACCACTAGAGTCACGACAGCAGAAGGCGAGATCACTTCCATTGCCGCCGACGTAACGACGCTCCAGGCGGACCTAACGACGGCTGAAGGGGATATAACGACCAACGCTGGCGCGATCAGTTCGCTAGGCGCACGGGTGACGACAGCAGAGGGAAATATCACCTCTAACGCTTCGGACATTACTACCCTTCAGTCATCCCTTACGACTGCCGAAACGAATATCACGGCCAACGCTTCCGCAATCTCCGGTCTCGACACAAGAGTGACCAGCGCGGAAGGCTTGATTACGTCGATTGCCTCTGACGTAAGCACCCTGCAAGCTGATCTAACGACCGCAGAGGGCGACATTAGCGCGAACGGCACGGCGATCTCCTCGCTCTCGACCCGCGTCACCACGGCAGAAGGGAACATCACTTCTAACGCCTCAGATATCACGGCCCTTGAGTCCTCATTAACAACGACGAACAGCAATGTTTCGACTAACGCTAGCGCGATCTCTGGGCTGGACACGCGAGTCACGACTGCGGAGGGGAATATCACCTCGAATGCGTCGGACATAACCACACTTCAGTCCACAGTGAACGATCCGACCACAGGGGTGGCGGCTAACGCTACCGCGATCAGTTCTCTGGGAACTCGGGTAACGACTGCTGAAGGAAATATCACCACCAATGCGTCCGATATCAGCACTCTAGAGTCCTCGCTTACCACGACAAACACCAATGTGACCGGGAACGCGACGGCGATTTCAGGATTGGACACTAGGGTCACCGCAGCAGAGAGCAGCATCACCAGTCAGGCAAGCGATATAACCAGCCTTCAATCGTCGCTGACCACGACCAATTCGAACGTGACGACTAATGCCACGGCGATCAGTGGGCTAGATACAAGGGTCACTTCAGCAGAAGGATCGATCACTTCCATCTCCTCGGATGTGACGACGCTCCAGGCTGGTCTATCAACGGCTCAGTCCAATATCACTACCAACGCCACTGCGGTGTCTAGCCTAGATACGAGGGTTACAAGCGCAGAGGGGAGCATTACGTCTATCGCATCTGACGTAACGTCTCTAACAACAACTGTTGGGAATAACACCGCGTCCATCACTACCAATGCCACCAGCATCAACGGGATCGAAGCCAACTACACCGTCAAGATTGATGCGAACAATCGCATCTCTGGCTTCGGGCTTCTCTCGACGGTTGCGGATGCTACCCCGTTCTCCGAGTTCGCAGTCATCGCGGACAAGTTCTCTGTAGTAGACCCAGCGTCTACCTCATCGACCCCAATTGTTCCCTTCCAGATTTCAGGCGGGAAGGCGCTATTTACCTCTGACGTTGAGATAAACGGCGATCTAGTGGTCTCTGGGACGATCAACGCTAACCGACTGGCGATTGACGGCGTGACGCTTGATACGTCGGGAAGCAACCTGATTATCGCTAACGGGGGTGTAGGGACGACGCAGGTAGGGACTCGGGCTATCACGAACACCGCCCGAGCCGATATGGCGTCAAATACAAACTATTCCACCAGCTTCATAAGCCTTGCTAGTCTTACCGGCCAGACCTTTTCTAATGGTGATATTGCCGAGATTTCGTGGGGCCTGAGGGCGCACCCTGAAGCCTCTGGGGCGCCCTATATCGCCATCCGAGTGCTGGTCTATCAAGGGACTACGCTTAAAGCCACTCAGTATTTCATCGGAGATGCGTTTTACGATACGACCAACTGGGCGCAGATTCAGCAGGCGCTATTCTCCAGCACGATGCAGTACAGCATCACGGCGGACGACTCAGATTGGCGTTTCATTTTGCAGGCGGCTACGAATACGAACGGAACATTCCCGCGAACCTTTAGGGCGCCGGGAACGTATATCCAGGCAGTGAGGCTGAAGCGATGAAATGGGCGGTCATTGAAGGCGACGAGATCATCTCGATCTATCAGGGGCAGGAGCCCCCGAAAGGCGCTGTATTGATTCCAGAGGGGCTGAATCCGTTTAGGCTGTCATGGGATGGGGAAGCGCTTTCCGAGGCTCCTACGGATGCTCTGGAGGCCGAGAGGGCGGCAGCTAATCGGGAATACCGGAACCAGCTTCTATCGTCGACGGACTGGACCCAGCTCCCCGACGCGCCTCTGACGGACGAGCAGAAGGCAGCGTATGGGATATACCGCCAGGCTCTACGAGACCTGACAGATCATGTAAACTGGCCTAATCTTGATGCGGCAGACTGGCCGCAGGTGGAGGACTAAATGAGCAAGATTTCCGAGCTATCCGACGGCGGAGCCCTACAGAGTACCGATTACCTAATTGCGGTGCGGTCGGGTGGGAATGTGAAGGTGCAGCTCTCCGAGCTTCCCTCGGGCATTGGCGCGGGTGGGAATATCGTTTTCGGGGATAACGAGAAGGCCATCTTCGGTGCTGGGTCGGACCTACAGATTTACAGCGACGGTGAAAACTCAATATTAAAAGAAAACGGCGGTGGCAACCTTATTGTTAATGCCGACAACTTGAATATTGTTAATTCAGCAGACACTGAGTTTAAGGCTAAATTTAATACTGACGGCTCTGTCCAGTTGTATTACGACAATGCTGAGAGGTTTGTCACCACCGCCACCGGCATCGACGTAACCGGCACCGTCACGGCTGATGGCCTCACCGTAGCAGGCAACGTCTCCATCGACGGCGGCACGATCAAGCTGGATGGGAATTATCCTGTTGGTACACAGAATGTTGCTATGGGGGACACCGCTCTTGATTCAACAGAAGCCGGTTCCTACTACAACGTAGCCATTGGTGACCAAGCATTAACAGCAAATACAACTGGCCACAGTAATGTTGGCATAGGCCGAAGAAGCGCTTATTCAAATACCACAGGGGCAAACAATGTTGGCATTGGAACAGCTTCTTTAGCGGCTAATAGCACGGGTGATTCAAATGTTGCCGTGGGTGTATCCGCACTCCAGGCCAACACCACCGCCAACAACAACGCGGCTGTGGGCTATCAAGCCCTCTACAGCAACACTACTGGCACCGCCAACGTGGCCCAGGGGTACCAAGCCCTTTACAGCAACACCACCGGCAACGGCCACACTGCCCAGGGTTATCGTGCTCTCTATAGCAACACCACCGGCGGTAACAACGTCGCTGTGGGCTACCGAGCCCTTGACGCTAACACCACCGGCGGTAACAACGTCGCTCAGGGCTACCAAGCGCTTTATAGCAACACCACCGCCAGCAATAACACTGCCATTGGGCAAAGCGCCCTCTACACCAACACCACCGGCGAGAACAACGTCGCTCAGGGCTACCAAGCCCTCTACAGCAACACTACCGGCGCGGACAACACCGCCGTGGGCCGAGTAGCCCTCTACGCTAACACCACCGGGTACAGCAACGTCGCCATAGGGCGCCAAGCCCTCCGCAGCAACACCACCGGCGCTAACAACGTCGCTCAGGGTTATAGAGCCCTCGATTCAAACACCACCGCCAGCAACAACGTCGCTTTTGGCGCAGATGCCCTATACACCAACACCACTGGCGCCAACAACACGGCTCAGGGTTATCGTGCTCTCTACTTAAACACCACCGCCTCCGGCAACACTGCTGTGGGTTATCAGGCTGGGTACGCCAATACGACGGGTATTGATAACACCTTTGTAGGCTATCAAGCGGGAGATGCCGCCACAGCTGCCTCGTACAACACTGTTATGGGCAGCGGTGCGGCTGGTGCGCTTACTACAGGAAGTAATAACACTGCGGTTGGGCAAGCATCAATGGGGGTTGGCGTTGTTACGGGCGCAGATAACTCTGCGTTTGGATTGCACTCTCTCCTGTCCCTAACTTCAGGCGCAAACAACACAGCATTAGGCAATTACGCACTACGCTCCAACACCACCGCCGACAACAACACGGCTGTGGGCTATCAGGCTGGGTATAGCAACACGATTGGGTTTAGTAACGCTTTTTTTGGATACCAAGCAGGCTACTCAAATATCGCGCAAATCCAGAACACTTTTGTTGGGATGCAGGCCGGGTACAACAACACACAAAACAATAATACTTTTATTGGCTACCACGCCGCCTACACTAACTCTACTGGCGGGAGCAACGTAGCACTCGGTGTTCAATCTCTGTTCTCCAACACCACCGCCAGCTACAACACTGCTGTTGGCTTTCAATCCGCTTATAACAACACCACTGGTAGTGCCATTGCAGCATTTGGTGCTGGAGCTTTATATAGCAACACTACGGGGACAAGTAACTCGGCATTTGGAACCACAGACGGGGTATCTGTTGGTGCGCCGTTAGCCGCCAACACCACTGGCTCCTACAACGTGGCAATGGGTACGGGGGCGTTAAATCAAAACACCACCGCTTCCTACAACACCGCTGTTGGTTATCAGGCTGGGTATTCAAACACAGCTACGAGTGGCGTAACTGCCGTTGGTTGGACTGCCCTGTATGGAAATACATCCGGGGAACATAACACCGGCGTTGGTCAGCAAGCGCTAAAAGTAAACACCACAGGGTCATATAATTCCTCTCTGGGGTTCAATTCGCTGGTTGCCAATACGACAGGCAATTACAACACCGGGGTTGGTCATTCCGCGCTGTTTTCCAATACTACCGCCGCATACAATACGGCTGTTGGTTATCATGCATCGTATAGCGCAACAACGGCAGAGACCAATACAGCCATTGGTTGGTCCGCGCTATACAGTAATGTCACTAGCTCTGACAATGTGGCTATTGGTACAGGCACTTTATATAACGCTACTGGCGCAAAGAACACGGCTGTTGGGCGCGGTGCTGGCTCCCAAATAACGACCGGTGCCAGCAACACCATCCTCGGTCGCTACGACGGCAACGCTGGCGGTCTCGACATCCGCACCTCAAACAACTACGTCGTGCTGTCGGACGGGGATGGGAATCCGAGGGGGACTTGCGCTAATACCGGGTCGTGGAACTTTGGTGTCGGTGCTGGCGATTGCATCAACGCTAGAAGTACAAACGGCGCAAATACGACCAATTCTTTGTTTGTTGGCTGGCACAGCAGCACGGCTCCAACAAACGGCACCCTTTCATTTAACGTCACGACCAACGGCGACGTCACGAATACTAATAACAGTTACGGTGCAATTTCCGACATTAAACTGAAAGAGAACATCGTAGACAGCGGCTCGCAATGGGACGACATTAAAGCCCTGCGCGTTCGCAAGTACAGTATGAAGGCAGATGCCCTTGATGCGCCGAACCAGCTTGGCGTTATTGCCCAAGAGCTTGAGGCCGCAGGCATGGGCGGTCTGGTGACTGAAAGCCCAGACAAGAACCCTGACGGAACCGAAAAAAACACTAGCACCAAGACGGTAAACTACTCCGTCCTCTACATGAAGGCCGTCAAAGCCTTGCAAGAGGCAATGGAGCGCATTGAAACCTTAGAGGCCAAGGTGGCCGCACTGGAGGCAAACTAAATGGACGACCTAACCCCCGAGCAGATCGCTCAGCACTACAGCGCCGCTATGGACAGCGTGGACCTGTTGAACGCCGGTCAACCGGAAGGCATGGATGACGCCGACTGGGCCGATACCGTGTCCCGAAATGTAGAGCATCTAAAAATTATGGTGGCAAAGGACTTCTGGACCGACGAAGACCTGACGCCCTTCAACGACGCCATTGCGGCTAACGAGTAACTTTAACTAGGCGAGGTGAATATGATCACTGTGGATGGGAAAGAGTACAAGGAAGAGGATCTTACGGACGCTCAGAAAGCGAACGTCGCTGCGATTCTTCGGTTGAAAGACCGCATGAATGGACTGGCCGAAGAGCACGAAAACCTTCGAGTGGCGATGGAGGTTCGTCAGAACACGCTGGCGGACAGTTTGAAAGAACCAGAGCAACCGCCCGAAGAATGAACTAGAATGGACGCGGGGCGAGTTATGGGAGATTTCCTATGCTCGACCCCGTTTCCATCTCCACGGCTATCGCAGCCGCGAACACCGCGTTCCAGACCGTCCAGTCTCTAGTCAATAAGGGGCGAGAGATTGAGGATGTGATGGGCGCTATGGCGGGCTGGTACGATGCCGCCGCGCAGATCTCCGAAGCCGAACACCAGGCGAAGAACCCCCCGCTCTTCCGAAAGCTGACAAATCCCAAGAGCGTCGAATCGATGGCTCTGGATTCTCTAGTCGCGAAGAAGAAGCTCCAGGAACACAGGAAGGCCCTCCGGGAGATGATCATGTTCCGCTGGGGGAAAGAGGCTTATCTGGAGCTGATTGAGATGGAGAAGCAGATCCGCATAGATAGAGCGAAGGCGATCAGAGCTCAGTCAGAAAAGCGGAAGCGAGTGCTGGATAACGTCCTGGCTGCTGTGGTGGTCCTTCTTCTCATCGGGGGATCGATTGGGACCGTGCTTCTTCTCGTATTCATCAAGGGCTAGGGGAGGAGGGATCGGAACGTCTCCAACGAAGAACGCTCCGAACCACTCCCAGAAGGTCATCTCACTTAATGGCTTTGAGGAGTCCATAAAGCTCCGTCATTAGCTGGAAGGCTTTAGCCTCTTTGGACCACTCCAATCGGAACTGATGTTCGAAGTCGGGCTTCTCCTTTCCGAACCTGAGAATGTGGATCTCCTCAATCTTCTCGCCATGAGTCTCTTCCCAGAAATCCGCGTATGTGGCGACCTGGACCCAATAGTCCGAATAAACCCCCTTTGAGGTTTTGAAATCCACAATCGCCAGTTTCCCGCCGACTCTAGCCACAGCATCGATCGTTCCTCCGACCTGAAGTTTCTCAGAGACCAGTGGAATCTCCGTGTGCAGCCATTCGACATTCACGATCTCGCACCAGCGGCGAAACATCTCGAAGGCTTGTATCGCCTGACCCTTCCCCTCCTCTCCCAGATTGTCATAGGAGGCCAGGAGGCTCATGGGGTCGATGCCATGAATATGGGCTTCAGCCATCTCATGGGCGATGGTGCCGATCTCAGCAGCCTCATCTCGCTTATCGTAAAGGCGCTTGATCTCGCCCCTCTCCGCTGCCTTACCCTGGGAGAACGCCCAGAACATCAAAGGACCGGAGTCCTTAAATCTTCCAAGGATTGTGGTCACAGAGGGCAGTCGCCCACCCTCCGCGTTATTGTAGGCGTCCGGGCGCCCTGTTCCTTTGCTCGCCATTCCCCCTCCTAAAACGGAATATCATCTGCGAAATCGTCATCCAAAGGAGGAGAGGGCTTCGAATAGGCCTTCTCAGTCGCACGATAAGCCTCCTGGACGCGCTGCTGGCGGGCCTCACCTTTGACCCAGGGATCTTGGACCTTAACCTTGTAGACAGGCGCTCGCTCGTTTGTGGACTCGTTATTGAAAAGAGCCAGCTCAACCTTCTCTCCCGCTTTAATATCGCGATGAGCAAAAAAGTGTCCTTTAATAACGGGAGCGTTTGGATTCGTGGAATCATTGTTCCATACACCGCCGGTTCCCGGCTTATCTTTCTGATACTTCTCCATCTCACTTCTCCTCAACGGCTTTTAGGTAGATTTCACGGCTTGGATTGACTCTGTTTCGCGCTCTGCTCCGAACCCTGGCATTCGCATTAGGTTTCGTCGAATAGCCTAGGAAAGCATCGCAAGCCAGTTTTTCCCGCTTACACCGCTCACGATGCTCACAGCCCCCGAACCAGTCGCAGGGAGGATCGGGAACGACAACATCGAAGGTCGGAACGCGATTGGGTTTTACTGCGGACACGGGACAAGCCTCTCAAACTCCTCAGGAGAGATTTGGCGTTCATAGTAAAGATGGCGACCGATCCCGTGCTTCACGGCGGCTCGCTTGAAGGCGTCGGAAAAGATCCCCTTCTCGCCTTCAATTTGGGTTTCCCCAGCGCCGTCCGATTTAGTGATCCACTCGTCTCCATAGCGAACGGTCAGTTCGCAGGTGACTCTGGCGCCTTCCATAACGTAGCGATCCGACCAATTGTGAGAGCCTACGGTCTCATCCAGCCTTTTCATCACATCCCTAGCGTTAATGTAGCTCAGCATCTTCCCGCCTGGTCCTTTCCTCTGATGAATTTCAGAAGCCTTAAACGGCTTTTTGAAGTGCCAGGAGATCTGTTCTGGTGACATTTTTTTCCCATCCGTTTTGCTTTTGACCAAGGACACTTTACACTAGCAGGCGACGGGTTCAAGTAGAATTGCATCGCTCCCCCGCGTTGTTTTGACCGCCCGTTGCTCAGCGCGGCGGGGGCACCAGGAGGAAGCATGGTCAGAGAATTGATCACCAAGCTAGGGGGAGTCAGCGCGGTCTCGAAGCGGCTCAACATCACTCGGCAGTCTATTTATTACTGGATCGACGCGGATCGCATCCCTGAGGGCTCCGCATTTCGCATCTCGCACGTTTACGCCTTGCCTCTTGAGGATGTGGGGCTTGCGGAATACGCGCCCAAGAAGTAGATTCTGGGGCCTTGGAGTACGGCTTCCCGTTTGTCGGCTAGAAACGGCGGGGGTGGGGAGTCGAGACAGTGGCGCACCGTGGGGGATGCTCAATAGCGCCGAAGGCTTACGCGAAGCTGGAACAAGCCAGAGCAATCGAATCCAGCCACCCTGAGCGATTCCGAAGGTCGGAGGCAGGGAAAAGAGCGTGGTCACCTCTTCACTGGGGAAGATCACGCTCACCCATTCGCTCAAACCGAGATCAAAGGCAGACTCCTAATACTACTTCTCTGATACACTGATGGTCCTGCTTGCGAGGTTTCCTCTCTTTCCCTCGCTTTTAGCCCTAGGTCTCCCCTGGGGCTTTTTTTTGCCTAATGTGCCAAGGGGGCTTTACAGGGGATGAGGAGAGGCGTAGATTCAGATCATCGACAACAGAGCAGGGTTCAACAATGACCTTTGAGACCGCTAAAGCCTACATCCGCTATCTTGATTCCAACGGCTTGATGTACCACTTCGATGATGGAGCATTTGACTGCCTCTATCGGAACAATGTCTGTTCCTTGGCTGAAGCCTTGGATATTCAAGAGGTGATTGATCAAATCTATGAGGCTGATTTTGACTGGGGCGAATATGAATGCCCAATCGGTTATGCCTTACATCTTATGGAGCAGGCGGCATGATCAAGCGAGGCGATATCGTTGAGATCCTGCCTCAATGGCAAGACAAGGGTGATTCGGAATTCACTTGGATTGCTATTGAAGATGAGGATCAGGGCATTGTGAAGGTCAAGGCAGAAGGAACGGGTCTTGTTTTCGCTCCGATCTATCTTATGGAAACCATTTGGCTCAAAGCCGCTTAAAGAGAGAGAAAGAACATGGACTTCAAAACATTCGCTCAGTCTGGTCGTATTGTTTCATGCCTCAAAAGCGAGGAGGCATTAGGTCTTTTCGATTGGGAAGATGGCATTCCGGGAATCGTGTTTGCTGGTCATGTGTTTCTGGAATTCATCGACGGGTCAATTGGGAATGGATTCCGCGCTGAAATTGGAAGAAGTGGCATCGAAAGCACTGATGTAATGGAAGTGATCAAGGAACTTTATGAATTCGCTTGCGATGAGGATCTGCTTGAGGAGGCCGTCTAATGCCTGCTTTTCTGGTCGCTGCTTTGATCTTTGGTCTGGTCGTTCTTTGCGATGACTCCTATGAGCAAGCAAAGATGGAGGCTGATCATTACTCCGACATGGTGTGTCAGGGGTTCTGGCCTGACTACGAGAACCGCCGTCCTAAGTGTGACTGATGGCGGCTTACTATAACGAGATCGATCCCTATGCTGCGCAGTGGCTTCGGAACCTCATTGATAAGGGTCTGATCGCTGGCGGCGAGGTCGATGAAAGATCGATTGAGGAGGTCTCTCCTGATGAGATCAGAGGATTTACGCAAGCCCACTTATTTGCTGGGATCGGTGGATGGTCTCTCTCAGCTAGACTTGCTGGATGGCCTGACGACCGACCCCTCTGGACCGGATCTTGTCCCTGTCAGCCCTTCTCAGCCGCAGGACAGCGGAAAGGAGAATCCGACGAACGCCACCTCTGGCCCGTCTTTCACTCCCTCATTGACCAGCTTCGCCCTCCAGCAGTTTGTGGAGAGCAGGTTTCGTCGCGTCTTGGATACCAATGGCTCGCCGGAGTTCGAACTGACTTGGAAGCGTCAGGCTATGCGGTCGGGGCCATCGATTTGTGCGCTGCGAGCGTCGGCGCGCCCCACATCCGCCAGCGACTATGGTGGATGGCCTACCCCAACGACTCAGGATCAAGTTGGCTCGCGGAGAGCGACAGCCCAGCAGGACGATTGGACTTCGAATCCGGGAACGACTCTGACCGATGCGGCTCTTTTCGCGTCAGGAGTGAAGGAAATCCCGAGGCAAGGACCGGGACGGAAAGCAGGCTGGCCGACCCCAGACGCGAGCGCGATGAACGCGGGAGCGGATTGGGAGAAGCACAAAGCCCGGATCGACAAGCTCAAAGAAAAGCGGATCAATGGGAATGGAGCCGGTCTGACCTTAGGGGCGGCGGCAGCAGCAGCAGGCTGGCCGACTCCCAGGACTGTGGACGCGCACGGGAGGAGCCAGAACGACGGCAAGAGGGGAGCGAGCTTGATCGACGTAGCAGCAGGATGGGCCACGCCAGCAACGAGAGATTATCGCTTTCCGAACGTAAAGCCTTACTCAGAGCGGGGCGGGAGTTCGAAGGGGGAGCAGTTACCGAATCAAGTGCTTCATCAAGTCATTGGGACGGAACATGGATCGACTGCGCAGACGGAAAAGCGAGGCGCATTGAATCCAGCATTGAGCCGCTGGCTCATGGGATACCCAATAGGGTGGGACGACTGCGCGCCTACGGGAACGCGATTGTCCCGCAAGTCGGAGCAGAAATAATAAGAGCAATGATGGAGGTGAGACCATGAGAGACGTTAAGGCTCGCTGGAAATATTTTAATCACTATCTTTTGGGCCGCGCTGCCTATCACCAGGGGAAGGGGATCGATTCCTCTTCCATTAGCAGGGTTCGATTGGGGATGTTCTGCTCCTGGAAGGCGGGATGGCTAGACGCGCAAACTGAAGAGGAGGGATGGCGTGGGATCGAACATTGATCGGAGCGTTCCATTCAACGAGCTTTCGCTTGCTTATGTTCTAAGCCGTCCTGGCTTTGAACTCTTCGAATATCCCGAATGGGCGCCTGAGCATTTAGAGGTTCAGGATGTGCTGAATCTCTCTCTTTATGGCGAGAGCGCACCGCACGCTTTCGATGCGCCTGCTGAGAAGGTGAAAGAGTGGGCAGAGGAGCTAGAAAACGAGATCTTCTATTGGATTAAATTCAGAGTCCCGGAGGGCGAAGGATGAAAACGGCACAACAGGTAAAGAACGACGCCATTGATCGCGTTTCGCAAGGTCGGGAAGAGTACATCGCCAAAGCCGTCACGGCGGCAAAGCGATATCTTCTAAGGAATTCGACCATCAACAGCTCAATCATTCGAAACCTGGCGCCAATCCCCCAGGGGGTCGAGCCTCGCGTTCTTGGGGCGGTGCTTCAGAGGGTTATTAAAGAGTCTAATCTCCGCCTTTTAGAATACCGAGCGACCAATGATCGCCGGTCTCATCGTCGTCCGATTGCGATCTGGGGGAAGAATGACGCCTGACCTTTTTGGAGAGCCGAAGAAGGCTCCAGCCGCGAAGCCAGTCGTTACACATACGCGCCGCCGCGCCGGTCTTACCGATCCTCCGGAGTTTCTCCCGGTCACGGAGCAGATGATCGCGTGGCACAAATCCCAAAGGCTTCCGGGAGACCCAGTGGAACTGATGGAGGCGATGCTGGATTACCACAGAGCCAATGGGCTTAGGAAGAAGGACTGGATCGCTTCTTGGAGGACATGGTGCAGGAATCAGCGCACCTTCGAGAACCGCCGAAACGGCGTGGCGAAGAGTGAGCAGGCGACAAAGCTCACTCGTTCTTACATTGAGCAACACGCTCTTCCAGGCGAGTCCTATGAAGAGGCGGAACGGCGGCTGAGTCAAAAGCGATGAGCTTTGATCTTGAGCTTCGCCGTTATCTTGAGCGCGGGATGACTTTGCAGCACCGGAGGCTGGAGTGGATTCGCCTGCTAAAAAATGGCGAGCCATATCAAAAATATTATGAAGAGCGAGTGCAGTGGCGGCAGCAGGTGCTGGTGAAGTCTGAGGGTGTTTTGATGGTCCCAGCCACCTGGGACATTTTGCCGACTTAAAAGCAAGAGGCTAGCTAAAGCTGTCCCCAACAATCAACGAAGGTCAGAGATAACTGACTTGAAAGGTGGATGGGATCAACGAGTCAAATCGGTCTATTCTGTGGTGGGCACGAAAGCCCTGGGGAAACTATCGCAAGATGGGGATTCTGGAGGGATGAGAAATGCGCGTATCTCATACGGTGAACTTCAAGCAGCAAGTTAAAGCCATCGAGAGGATGGCGAAACTCTGGCTTAAAGAGTACGGGAAATTTCAAATCACATTTGAAACGGGAGGGGTCAATGGACCCAGCGAAGATTCATTCCGGCTTGTTAGAGAAGGGAAAGGAAGCAGCAAGGACCAGAGCGTTCGCCCGGAGCTCTGATCGCCTGAGGAAGCAGATCAAGGCTAGAGCGAAGATCGCAGCCATCAATCTGGGCAACACCGCCGCGAAGGCTGAAGAGATGGCGCTGATCGATGAGGATTATGTCAACGCTTGCATCGAGGCAGAGCGAGCGGAAGAGGAGGCGGGTTATGCTGCGGTCGAGTATGAGGCAGCGCAAGCATGGCTAGAGGTCTGGAGAACCCTGGAAGCGACAAAAAGAGCAGAAATGACATTAAGGTGAGATCTCAACCGTTCGTGAGTCCTGACTCTGTGAGGTGCATTGACTGTCAAAACGCGTTACCCTGGGACGGTCATCCAAGCATGGTGGGGTGTTCTGCGGGGGAACCTCCACCTCTAGCAGGTAAGTTTTGGGCGACGGACAGGAGGGGGTGCCCTAGCTTCCGTGAGCGGAATAAAACGGACCAAGTTTGACGCGATTTTCTCGGATCTCGTTCGGGAAAGGGTGGACTACGCTTGCGAAAGATGCGGTCACTATGAGCCGCCAGGTGTAGGTCGCCAGAGAATTCACTGCTCCCACTTCAAAAGCCGTGGGAACCATGCCGTCCGATATGAACCGCTCAACGCGGTTTGTCTCTGCGCGTCATGCCATAAGTTCATGGGCGAAAACCCAGATGAACACTTCAACCTTTATATCAAGATTTTCGGGGCGGGCTCCCATCAAGTCCTGACCCAGAAAGCCAATCGCATAATGAGACGCCGAAAGGCGGACTTAGAGGCGATGCACTCTCACTATAAGGCGGAGCTGGCTCGCTTAAAGGAACTGCGAGCAGAAGGGCGACAGGGGCGAATCGACTTCGAGGCATTCGACTAATGGCCGCTGGAATAGACCTAGACGTTAATCTCCTGAACTACTGCCTTTCCGATCAAGAAAAGCTATACCTCCGAACCACTGCTGAAGTGGGGTCGATGACAGGCGCCGCGAAGGTGCTGAAGCTCAATTATGGGACGATCCATCAAGCCATTGATCGGGTCCGCGTAAGAGCGGCCAAGATGGGTTATGCGCCAGAGCATGGCATGACCCATTCAACGACTGCTCCGTTCCTGGTTAAGGGCACCTCAACCCTCTATGACGAAGAGGGCAAAAAAAAGCTGCAATGGGTCAAGACAGACCTGGACCGGGATCGCGTTGAGAAGACGGTCCGTGAGTTCATCGCAGCAGCAGCCGAAGAGATCCCCAGGGAGAAGCCGAACAAGTCTAAGCCGAAGGACGCCAATCCAGATCTGCTGAACCTGTTCGTGATCTCCGATTATCACTTTGGGGCTTTAGCTTATGGAGAGGCGACCAGAGGCGATGACTGGGATGTGAAGATCGCGGAAGAGATGCTGGTGGCATGGTTCCGGGAAGCGATTGATCGGGCTCCAAAAGCAGCGGGAGCGGTTTGCTGCTTTTTAGGAGATGATCTCCATTTCGACTCGCTTGAGGCAGTCACGCCAGCATCGAAGCACCTCCTGGATGCCGATACTCGCTTTGAGAAGATCGTTCGTCTGTGGATAAGGGTGAGGCGGCAGATAAACCAGATGCTCCTGGATCGCTATCCTTGGGTTCACTGCATCGAGGCCGAAGGGAACCACAATCCCGTGGCCTCTTTATGGATGCGAGAGTGGATGGCCGCGCACTATGAGAAGGAGCCTAGATTTACGGTCGATCAGTCAGCGGACCCTTATTATTGTTATGAGTGGGGCCAGGTTTCTCTCTTCTTCCACCACGGACACAAAAGAAAGCCGACTAATGTGGATGATGTGTTCGCTGCGAAGTTCCGAGAGGTCTTTGGGCGAACGAAGCACTCCTATGCTCACATGGGGCATCTCCACCATCGGCATGAAATAGAGTCTAATTTGATGACGATCACCCAGCACCGGACGCTCGCCGCCAGCGACTCCTACGCCTCCAGGGGTGGGTGGAGTTCCGGTCGAGAGGCTCAGGTGATCACCTATCATAAGGAGCACGGCGAATGTGGACGGGTGATGGTGACGCCAGAAATGATCAGCGCAGCCTAGTTTTGGAAGCCGGGATCTTGATGATAGTTTGGACGGTCCTTTTCCTTATGACCCTCGCGATGCTCCTGGCGAATACGCCCCTTCGAGTATGGGCGATACTTGCTGGCGGAACGGTCGCAATCTTACTCATTGGAGGTCTCAGTGCTGGGTAACGACTTTGGGAACATGAAAGATAGCCTTCGGCGGGTAGTTGAGTACCAGAAGATTCGCTGCAAGGTGGAGCCAGGTTTCGGGGAAAATTACTACCTGCTGGCGGTCGAAGAAGATGGGGTGAATGCCTCTGATGTTTTCTTTATCAAGCACGATGGGCATCTGAATCGAGCGATAAATATGCTTTTGGGTCGGCTCTATGCTGCGGCTTGATTATTCTGAACAGGAGGAGCATGACGGGATCAGGATCGTTGAGATCGTTATCAATACGGACGATCCCAAGATCTTCGAGCGAGCCCGCCGATTAGTGAAGTCGATCATGGGGCCAGAGAGCGAATTAACGGTTATTCAACCGAAGCCCAAAAAGGAATAGAATTCACTTGCGAGGTATTGACGAATGGAGGGTGCGGTGAGCCAGCACACTGAAGTAACGCAGAAAGCCGCCGACGCCGCAGCAGGGATCAGTGTCGGCTTTGCTGGTTTATCCCTAGCTCAAATCAATGAAATCGTGGGTATTTGTTCTGGGATTATTGCTATTTTCGCAGGAGCCTATTCCATATGGGCCAACCGACGAAAGCTCAAAAACAATGATTGAGCCAAGGCAGTTACTCAATCACGTTGTTCGTCCGACCCTCGCGCAGTTAGAGATCGATGGTGATACCGCTGAGAAGCTGGTGATGGGGACCATCGCTCACGAATCCAAACTGGGGACATATCTGAAGCAGATCGAAGGGCCAGCCCTTGGGATCTGTCAGATGGAGCCCCCGACCCACGATGATATCTGGCACAACTGGCTAAGATATCGCCCAGCCCTCACTGAGCAACTTCTGAAGTTCGTCCCAATGTGGGCAATGGAAGGCCAGACGGAACCGGACGCTCGACTGCTGATGACGAGCCTGGAATATGCGGTGGCGATGTGCCGCATTCACTATTTGAGAGTGCCGCATCCCTTGCCTGACCCAGATGCCACCTCTCTGGCGTACTACTGGAAAGAGCACTACAACACCTCGCACGGGCGGGGGACGCCGAAACAGTTCAGCGAGGCTTTCGCCTCTATTGCTTATATTTGGGAGTGACTTATGGATATCTTCGCAATGCTTGACGCTATGCCGACTTGGGTTCATGCAATCACCGGGGTTGTGACCGCCGCGACCGCCATTACCGCTCTCACGCCGACTAAGGCTGATGATAAGGTTGTCGGGATGATCCTGAAGGTCTTGAATATGCTGGCAGGCAACGTCGCGAAGAATAAGAACGCAGACGATGCTTAACACCATCCTGGTCTGCTCAGCCCTTGGAGGATGCCTCTGGGCATACCTGATCGGGTATAAGCACGGGAAAGCAGAGGTAGAGAATGCGGCTCTTAAGAAAATGGCGGACAGCGTTCAGCGTGGTCTCAAAGCTAAGCAGTCTCTCGCTGATAGCGATATTGCTCAGCGGGTGCGCGAACGGTTCAGCCGTAAATAGCTACTGCCTGCTCTATGAACCCATCTATCATGGAGAAGAGGACAGTGAAGATACGAGGGGACAGATCGACCGCCAGAACGCTATCTGGCTGGAGATCTGCGACGAATAGCTGCGCTCCTGGATGTGTGAGCCCGAGCATCCAGATCGAGGGACGCAGCCGTGGCGCTCCCATCCCCTCGCCTCGCCACGAATCGGGCCTTTTCCTATGCTAGTCTGGATTTATGAAAAACAATGCTTCGAGGTCTGGCCGCAAGGCACAAGACCAGAAGGAGTCGATCATGAAGCTGGACATTCGCGACAATATCAAGGAAGTCACGAAGGGACTGAGCCGCACACAGCGGAAGCAGATCCCCTATGCGGCATCGAGGGCGATTAACGATCTCCTCTATCCTCTCGCGAAGAAAGAACTCCCAAAGGAGATGGACGACACATTCCAAGGGGGAGCGACTGGCTTCACGAAGCGCGCCTTCCGCTATAGCAAGTCCAATAAGAAGAACCTCTCCGCCATCGTCTTCGCTGGAACGAAGCAAGACGAATATCTGAAGTACATGGTGGAAGGTGGGATCAGATTCCCAAGGGACCGAACCCTCCTCGTGAGTACAAAGAACTCCAAGCTCAACAAGTTCGGCAACATCCCCAAAGGAACACTGAACAAGATGCTGGACGACAAGAAGAAGTTCTTCAAAGGAGTGCCCAAGGGTCAGCCGTGGCTGGGTGAGGGCATCTTCGAACGGTATGGTCGGAAGCGATACGACAAGAAGAGGAAGCGCGTCATCCAAGGTCGCATCAGGAAGGTGGCGAGCTATGTGGACCGAGCGCAGTACAGACCGAAGTTCCCCTTCGCAGAGGTGGCTCAGACCGTGGTGTTTAGCCGAGAAGGTGGCATCGCCCGGACTTTCCGTCGCCGCCTGGACGAGGCACTGGCAAGTGGTCGCTGATGCACCAAAGGGGTGCGAACGGCATCGAGGAGGACGGGGAGCCGACCCCTACCACTCCCCCCCGGTCAAGGTACTCCCAGCCGTATACCACTATGGGTCTATTCGCGC